AAGAAGTAACCCTTGCAGATATTCAGGAATTCGATGAAGATTTCGATGAAACTGCTTGGGATGCTCTTGTAGAAGGTGGATCAATTAGAGACTACCCTCTGCCCGAGGGATATAATAACAGTGGTACTATGTCTCCATACACCTTCATCTTAGAACAACGCAAGCGGGAGTTGGAAGAGGCAGAAGAAGGCTTGGGTTCTTCGTCTGTTGAAAATATCCTACTGCGTGCATCAGTAGTTGGTACACAGATGCATGGGCCTTCTCCAGAAGAGGTACTTCTACCAGGTGTTGAAGAAGTGCCAGATGATGATGATGACCCTACACTAACTGAACTCAGGGCTAGGGCATCAGAGCTAGAGATTGAAGGTCGCTCTAGTATGAATAAGGAAGAACTGGCAGAAGCGATTGCAGCAGCGGAGGAATAATGCCTCTAGTAGACGATACTGATATCAACGCACATCTGCCGCCGGATAAGATTGCGGCAGAAAATGTGCAAGACCTTGATGCAATCAAGGAAGATATCGAACGTCTAATTAGAGGTAACCTCGCTGGTTATATCAGTTCTACAGTTCTAGCAACATGGATTACTCCTGAGACGACCCCCGAGATTATTAGAGCAATCGGGGGTCGTCTAGGAGCTTCGTTTATCTACAGTCGTGTGTTCTCAGAATCGACAGGTGTAGATTCTAAGTATGCACAGAAGAAGTATGATGAAGCAATGAAAATGATCAATGATATTAAAACTGGTGATTTGATCATTGAAGAAGCACCACTTGAAGGTGCTGGACTAACAGAGGATATGTTCTTTCCTAATAGTACAGTTGATACACCTCCGAAGTTTACTATGGACTCGGTGCTCTAATGCCAATTACTCGTGAGGGTCGCTCTCTTGGTTCTTATGGAACACAGGGTAATGGTATCCTCACTTTCCATTGGGCACCGAGTCCACTAGAATTTCAAAACAAAATTCTAGATGTTAAAGATTCATTACAAGATCGTTCTGCTCCATTAAGAATTAGTGAGCAATTCATTCAAGATGACATTGCTGAAAACTTTGCGGGTGAGCATGATCCAGAAGGTCAGCCTTGGGTAGAATGGTCAGGTTCCTACGCTGATCAAGTTGTACCATTCTTGAAGCCACCCCACACAGGTAAGAAACTCGATTGGCGTAGTATTCTTAGAGAAGCTGCTACTGACGAGTCAGCATTCAGAGTAGTCAGCGGGAAGTCAACTGCGGACGATTCTTTATTCTTCGATCCAAGTGGACTGCCTCCATATTGGGGTGTACATCAATACGGCGCCACTATTTCAACCGCTGATGGAAAAAGCGCCGAACTACCTAAAAGACCTTATCTTGGTATCTCAGACGACATTGAGATTATGGAAATCTTTGATACATGGTTCCAAGGAATCATCACGATGGCTGTTTCTTCCAAAGGCAGAGTATTTGGTAGGCATTCTAAACGTGGCGCAGGTGGAAGATTTGTTAAGAAGTAATGGCACAAGATTTCTACGATATCAGACAGGTACTTGATTACCTCCATGAAAAGATTGAAGATAACAAAGCACAACTTGGCATCAGATATGTCTCTTATGGTGACGATGATCTTTTGCCGGAATATCCAGCCGTCGTGCTTTCAGCAGAAAGACCACTCCACCGTGAAGAACACGCTACTAGACAGTTTAGAGTTACGTTCGGTTGTGATCTGTGGGTCTTTCATGCGAACATGGCAGTTTCTAGACAAGTCCGTACTAAAGAAGATATCGAATTGGCTACAGGAGTTAGGAAACTTCTCCATGCGGACAAAACACTCGGGGGGCACATTATTTTCGGCTTTGTAGAAACTGAGAATCCTGTAAGACTACGACGTGCTGATCAACCTATGGCAATTGCAACACAGTTGGTTTGGACAGGTACAAATGTTGTACCCTATGACTTATCCTAGGAGGGAGGAATGACGCTAACTCTAACATTTGATCATCCTGAATTTCCGGATGGTCACGAATTTGATGTTGGTGGTATTCTCGTTGAGAATCGAGAAGAAGTTGAGATTACCGAAGATCAGGAAAGAATGTTCGTAGCAAGACGTAGACAATCTGTACGCGAAGCGGCGGACGGTAATCAGTTTATGAAGGTTACAGGAAAGACCACAGTATCAACTAAGGATATGAATGAAATTTTAGTTGAAACTAATACTGGCCCTACTGATGGTGAAGTAGAAGAAACAGATGAACCTGCTACCGAAGAAGTGGAAGAAGGTGATGTTTAAATGCCAGCAGGTCTAGGTGGTGGTGGTAGTCTTGGACTAGCTCTTGAAACTGTAATGGGTACTTATATTGCTCCTACAGTATCCGTTCCAATTCTCAGTGAGGGTGTAAAGTACACTGAGGAAAAATACTATCCTCGCCACATTCGTCAGACAACTATGCCGTCTGATGTAAAGTCGGGACCATATCATGTTGAAGGTCCTATTGAGATGGACGTTGACCCCGCGTTCCTACCTTACTTCATGTATGCTTCTCGACACTTGATTACGAAAACTGGTGTAGGCCCATTTGAATATAAATTTGTACCATCGAATGCTGGTTCTGCAAGTACAGCAGCATCGGGTGCAGTTGCACGAACGATGTCAATTACAGTTGTTCGTAATGATGTTGTATTCGGATACTCAGGGTGTGTTGTGGCAGGATATGAGTTCACAATTGAAGAAGGCACACTTAGGGTTAGTTTGGATATTCTAGGTATGAAGGAAGCTGTCCAGTCTGCACCCACAGAAGTATGGCAGGCTGCTAATCTATTCGGAGCAGATGCTCATAGAATCTATCTAGCTGCTTCTGCTGCTGCTCCAACATTCGGAGCCGTAGACATTAACTTCAATGGGTTCACGTTCCGTTCTAACTTCAACTCAGAACCTCAGAATCGAATTGTTGCTGATCGTTCTGCTAGTTACATTAGCTTCGGTGAAACAGAAGCAGAAGTTGAATCTGAGCTGGACTTTATTGATAGAACGGATTACGATAACTTCGTCAGTAACACGACGAGGGCAATTAAGCTAGAGTCCTTGAATGGTGGTGCAACATTTGCCGCTGCAACCTCGGGGGTCAAGATTCAAGGTAATCGTGTAAGCTATGATGCTTACGATCCTGAACTAGAAGGAATGGGCGATTTGATTATGGCCGATTTCTCTGGTCGGGTAGTTCTTCCTGTAGGTGGCGACGGATACGAGATTCACATTAAGTCACCTGCTACTATTACATAGCAAGTAACTAACACAGGAGAAGAGATAATGCCTAGAGGAACGATTGATAGAAACCAGCGGCATCATTACAATCTAAAGTCCCTCCCCGCAAGAGACGGCGAAGATGGTGGTTATGTAGTTCTTCGCCGTCTCTCTTTCCATGAGATGATGCAGCGTCGTGATATTGCTGCTAAGATTGGTTGGGAGACAACTCAGAAAAGTAAGAAGAACAGAGGTCGTGGAGAAGAGACTGAAACTGTAAAGGCCATGATGGAAGCAATGCACGTTTCCACAATGGAGTTTGAATTCAGTAACAGTATTATTGAACATAATATCGAGGATGATAAGGGTGCTTTGTTGGACTTCACAAATCCAATGACTTACAAGTATCTTGATCCTCGGATTGGTGCAGAAATCTCTGATCTTATCGACGACCTAAATGAAGAAGTGAGCGAAGAGGATTTAGAGACTTCCGAAACTGTTGTTTCGCTATCCTCTGGGGACGAGACGATGCCGCCGATTATTTCGGACGCGAGCTAGTTCTAAAGTGTCACGACTGGTTGCGAATAGTACGGCTCTGTAAAGAGTTCCGAGTTCTCCCATATGAAGGTGGAGTGTTGCAACAGCCGGCTTTAGAATTGTCATACCTAGAAGAAACGATGAATGCTCTCGATAAGTTCGAGAGTAAGAAGTCTGCTTGGGAAAAGATTAAGTCTAAGGCTAGGGGTAAATCAGACTAATGGCAATGCGATTCGGGGAAATGGTATTGATCATCAGGACGCAAGATTTCGCGTCTCGTAACCTCGATCGCATTTCAGCTAGTCTAGGTAATCTAAGTAAGGCAGAAGCCCTTAACAGAAGAAGGGCACAGCTTGCAATTCAGCAGCAACGTAAACTTTCCCGTATGGGGAATATGCGTGATGATATGCGTAATATTGAATTGCTCCGCAGACGGCTTGATCTTGAAAAACAACTCGGTAGAGCAATTCATACAACTGCTGGATTGCAAGCTAGGGGGGCAGGAGGTAGGTTCTTATCAATAGGGGCTACCTCTGCAATGGTAGTAGAAATGAAGAACCTAAATGATGCTGCTGCCAATATGCCCTCAAGACTCAAGCGCCTAGCTAGTAGTAAAGCAGACTTAGATGAAAGGGCACGAAGGTTAGCTCAGGCTCTTGGTTTAACATCTAAAGAGCTTAGAATCATTCAAAATGATATTGTAAAACTTGATGGGGCTATTGGGTCGCTGCGGTGGGAGAAACTACATCGTATGGGTCAGACTATTTCTCGACTCGGTAGAACCCTTCAGCTTACTGGATTAATTGCAACTGGCGTTCTTTTGGGCGCTGGTAACGCTGCGGCCAATTTTGGTGCTGATGTAAGTGTCGCTGCTACTCAGATGCGCGACCTCAATGCACCTATCTCTCAGGTAGCGAGTAGAGCTACCGTACTAGAAGATGCCATCCTTGGGCAGATGCAGAAGTTTCCTGGTTCGGCTGAGGAAATGTCTAATGCTGCTTATGAGATTTTCTCGTCTCTTGACCTTATGGATAAGGGCCGAGTTAAAGTTCATCGAGGTCTTAAGCTTCTCGAAAAAGCTAACATGGTTGCTGTTGCAGGTAACATCGGCCTTGATGAATCAATCAAGGGTCTTGTTATCACCCTTAACAACTTTGATCCTCAGCTAGAAAATGTAGGCGGAACACTTGATACGATGTTTGATGTTGTCAGATTCGGTAATATCCGAGTATCTGACTTCACTCAAATGATGAACCGCCTTGCTCCTGCTGCAAAGAATGCAAATCTCTCTCTAGAGCAAATTAGCGGAACAACTGCCTTCCTAACAAGAGTAATGGCATCCGGTCGCGTCTCTACTGGACTAGCTAGACTTCTCGAAGCCTTCCGTAGAAGAGACTTTGTTGTGGGATTCCGAGAACTTAGTAAGATGAGACTAGGAAAAGTTCTTGATGTTGAAAAAGCTTCCGGTGGGCTAAAAGCTCCACTAAAGATTTTGAAAGATATTGCAAGAGTCTTTCCTGAACTTGAAGCCGGAAAAATGTCTGCTGAGGAATTCTTCAAGATCGTCACTCAGGCAGGCAAGTTGGAGAGAACGGGCAAGCCCGGTGAAGGTATTGGTATGACAATCTTTGCAAGGGAAGCCCTTACTCAGTCTATTCAGAATCTTGATCAAATTGAAGAACTCCAAATTGCTATCATGCAGAACAAAGGTGAGTTTAGTAAAGCCTTTGAAGCTATGGCTAACACACCTGCTGTTCAGTGGAAAGTCTTTATCAATCAACTCAAGGCATTTGCACTAGAAGTTGGTCGTGCCGTACTACCTGCAATGATTACTCTTGCTGGTAAAGTTGAAGGTTTGATTAAGTGGTTCGGAAACCTTAGTCCCAATACCAAGAAGTCTATTGCTGCCTTTGCTCTATTTGTTTCAGTAGGTGTTCTTCTACTAGGTGTTCTAGGAAGCCTAGCTGGTGCATTCTTAGCCCTCGTTGGAACACTTGGAATTCTCTCCGCTTCAATGGGTGGAGGAAAAGGTGGAGTTATTGGAAGATTAGCTACAATGCTGATGCTAATGAGAAGACTCGTAGGTATCGGAGCTATTGTTCTAACTATTAAGCTAATTGTAGATAGTGAAGAAGTTAAGAAAATTGATAAGTGGCTGAAAGAGAATATTCCAGGTGGAGACAAAATTTTTGGTGCTCTTGAATTTAGCGGAACTGATCTACTCAATAAGATTAGAGGAAAAGATAAAAACAAGGGATTAGTGTTTAACCCTGATGCCGAGATCAACTTTGATAAGAATTTAAAGATGATGGAACAAACAGCTACCACTTTGCGTAAAGCTAGAGCTAAGAAAAATGGTCTTTCCTTCCCTGAAAATATTAATCAGATGATGAAGAACATAAAGAACGAAACTGTTTTGAAAGAGTTAGGCGAGATTAGAGATATGTTTGGCGACACAGGTGAAGCCAGTACAGAAATGGCTGAGGCTGTTGAACAGGCAATGGATCAAGCCCAACAGTCTATTGATCAGGGTGTGGGTAATATGACAAACACCTTTAAGCAGTTTCGTGATCAAAATAAACAAGCGTTTGGTAGTCTCTTCGGTGGTCCATTCTTCCAATCCGAAACATGGAGTCTTGCAGAAGAATGGGGAGTTAAGCCAGGTATTCAACAGATCAACCAAGACCTACAAGGTCAGATTGATCAATTCCGTAAGTGGCGTGGTACTCTCGATTCCATTGGTTCCCGTGGAGCGCCTACTGAGTTAGTACAGGAATTACAAGAACTCGGTCCTGATGCCTTAGATAAGTTGGAGGCAATCAGAAAGGCTGCACCTGGGCAATTCAACAAGTTTATCAGTCTATGGAAAACTAAGCAGACTGAAATTGAGAAGGCCACGAAAATTGACTTTGATAAGCAGTTACAACAGTGGTTCAAATTTGGTAAGGGTATTGCACAGCAGATTATTCTTGGACTTCGTAGTGAGGACGTTCAGCTAGATAACGCTTTCCGTCAGTACATCACTAGTAAGTTCCCTGGTATTATCGAACAGGCTAAGCAGCAAGCAATTAAGGAATTCAAGAGACAACAGCAAGCTGCTAACCCGACACTACCTACTAGTAGTCAAAAGCCCACAGGTTCTAGTACAACTATTGACGATCATAGCATGACAATTACCATCACACCTAAGAAGGGTGAATCCTCAGCAGATGCAGCTAGACGCGCTGCTCATGCTTTGAAAAATAAATACAAAGGTAAAACCTAATGCTGACCAAAGTAGAGATTAGACCACAAGTAGGAAGTCCCGTTGAGATCAATACTCTAGTGTACCCCTTACAGGAATATGATCCTGAGCTGGATTTGCCTTCAACGTCACTCAAGAAGATGGGGCAATCAGGCCACTGGCCGACATTTGCGTATCCTGGCACTATGACCGTAATCTTGGCAGGTGAGATATACGGAAGTGGTGCTACCAACGCATTGATCGCAGAAGATACAATGGCGAAACGTCGTGCATTACAGGATGCCTGTTTGCCCCCTCTAGATCAAACTCTCACAACTCGTAGACATGGGACATTAAGGGTACGTTACGATGATATGGATGAAGATGCTGATTCTGACTTTCACTGTGTTGTCTGCAAGATTGGATTAGTTGCAGGGCAACCAGGAAAGGCTGCTTACCTAATTAACCTCCATTGTTTTGATCCCTACTTTGTAGGGGTTACTTCTTCTGACATTTATATCGCATAATGGCTGATTGGACAATAGACTTCCGTGATCACAAAGGTAGGCCGAAAGGTAGATTTCGTCCTGCCGGTGATGATGGATTCTCTTTCGGTATCAGAAACTCACAGCCTGGTGATTTGTCAGGTGTGGAATTAGCCTTTAATCAACTTGATGTGAATGGGCAACCATTACGACGTGATGCTGTAGCTCCATATGCAGCAGACTATTGGATTTACAGAAACACTAACGTCAAAGCAAGTGGAATGGTTACGAGTATCAATCTGAACAAAGACAGAGATTCTGTTCTAGTCACTGGTAAGGATTGGTTGCACTATCCTGAACGTAGGGTGTATCCTTTCAATCCTAAGGCTTATGTAGAAGAAGGTGATTGGGCATCTTGGCCTAAACAATGGGGATCAGGATTAACTACGGGAGTCGATCTGACGATTATTGTTCAGGATATTTGGAGAGCGATGATTCTAGGTCGTGATCCAAACAATCCAACTAGTCCTTCATCTTTCATTGCTGACAGTGATACTAACAATCCGCTAGTTGGCGAACTCTATTGCCCGAAATTCATTCTTGCCAATCGTCCAACAGGACAAGAGTTTCGCTACAAAATCATGCCTGCGGACGAGACAACTATTTTTGCCCATACTGAAACTCTGTCACAGGCAGTAAATGGATTTGAGTTTGATGTTCTGCCACAGAATCTAGAATTCAAAAT